TGGCCGTTGGGGACGCATTACCTCAAGGAGACCATGATGACGCGGCTGCAAAAGTCGGGCGAGGGACCAAAGACGTTGCACTATCCCGCGGGCCTGTCCGAGGAATTCTATTTGCAATTGACCGCGGAGCAATTGGAGACGTTCTACCGTGGAGGCGAACGGCAAGTCCGTTGGGTCAAGAAGCGGCCACGCAATGACGCGTGGGACTGTTTGAATCTGGCCTACGCCGCCGCCATTATTGTGGGAGTCAGAACGATCACGACGGGACCAACGATCCCCTCGCGTGCGGTGGGGCAGGGACCCATCGAGACGCCTATGCCGGGGCGTGGGATGGTCCCGACGGGGACGATGAACAGGTTGTTAGGGAGAGGAACCGGATAGGGGTGACTTCTTCTGTGATGCCGCAAGGCGTTGAGCAGCCGACAATAATGGCAGCAGCATAGGCCGTGACTTCCTCTGTGATGCCGTAAGGCGTTGAGCACAGTCTGCAATGAAGCCGCGTATCCGTCGAAAGTTGCGTGAGACCCTCTGTGATGTCGTAAGGCGTTGAGCACATGCCGACCGGGACCATGACCCGATTGTTAGGGCGATGACCGGCACGGGACGCGGGACCCCAGCCAGGGTCCTCCCCGCGGTGCGCTGACACAAGAAACCTTTCAGTGAATCTCTTGCACGCGGGTGGCCCGCGTGGCATCATGTGAACGCAAGGCGACCCGGACGATGTTGGTTGCATCGGTAAAACTCCACGCTGTTTTCAGGTGTAAGGGTCAACACACACGGGGATGTCCCATACATTCCCGTGTGTCGTCTCTAACGAGCACGCCTACGGGACCGCGCTCAAGGTGATTCCCTCTATGATGCCGAAAGGCGTTGAGCACAAACTCCCCTCACTCCCTGAGATCACCATCAAAATTGGGTGCGAGGAGATTCCGCTGCAGTCGCGGTCCGCGGCCATCGTCACGTTACTGGCCCGTCACCAGTCGGCGGTCACCAGTAGCCCGACGACCAAAATCATTTTCGATTGCTCCCCGCGTGAGGTCGTCATTTCCGTGCAGCCGAAATTAGGGCGCGTCAAGGTGGGCAAAAAATAAGTGAAAATGGGGGGGGGGACATATTCACTTCTCGTTGAATGCTCTCCTTTCTTCACTTTCCCAAAATTTTCTGAGCTGTTTTGCTCCCTCTACGATCGAGGTCGGCAGCTACCGGTGTGGACAGCAGCAGCTTTTCGAGATCTTCCCGCTTGATGAAGATCTTCCCGTCGAGCCGGTACGCGCGGAGGCGCTGTGCGTAAATAAGTGCTTGAATCTTACGCCGCGAAATCGGGTATTCCCGAGTGCACCTAGTCAGATCCAACCACCCTGCCTGTGTGTGATTTTTCGCGTCCATTCCCGTAAGATACCGCTGACCTGAAAAAAGACAACACTTCTAGTGATGCTTTGGGCGATTTATTTAGTTACCTTTAGTGGTTCTTTAATCAACTGCGTGAAAGGCGCATCAAAAAAGACTTTTTTTCAGTGAATATGCCCCCCCCCCCATTTTCACTGACGTGCCATGCGCTCCTTGAGGTCCCGGAAGGGTTTTTGCCGGGGCAAAATATAGAGTGGACTATTTTGCCCCTCAGCCTCGTCTTGACATCACCTGCTGTTTTTGCTTACTATCGCCCCTGACCGCGGTATCTCCCGGCGGACGCCGGGCATTGTTGGTGCCGTAGCCCCTCCGGTGGTGACACCGGTTGAGATTTCGAGCTATCTTTTGACAAAGACGCTCCTCGGTTTCCCTGCCTGAGGTGCGTCTTTTTTTTATCTGTTCGGGTCCCCTGGTCGTCCTACGCACGCCCCTCGGTGGTGTCACCGAGGGGCGTTGCTTCGTGGGGACGACGTGTATTGTACACAGGCCCGTATCGATCAGCTCACCGCCGAGATCGCCGCGATTAGCACGCTGATCGTGCAGCTCGCGCACGCGCCGACAACGGTCGAATCGAAGGTCATCTCCTACACGGTCAACGGTCGCCAGGTGACCCTCAAAAGCTCCGCCGATCCTGGGCAAGCCATCCCCACACTCCGCCATGCACGGGACAGCATGCTGGTCGATCTCGCCCGCTGCGAGGCCGGCGGCATCCCTCTTTTTTATGGAGTTCCACGCTAATGGCCGCCGCGGCCTTCCGGACCAGTATCCTGGATGCCGACGGCTCTCCGTGGCAGCCCACGCACGCGCAAGCGCTGCGCATCATGGGCGACGGCTATAAAGGCGGGTCGACCGCGCGTCGTGCGGGGACCCTCTGGCACCCGATGGGGGGGTCCGCGGACCGTGATTTCCTCCCCGATCAACGCAGCCTGCGCGCCCGCTCTCGTGACCAATATCGCAATAATCCCCTGGCCAAAGGGGCCATTGATACCCTCACGACCTGGGTGGTTGGTGACGGCTTGCAGTGTCGGCCCCGGCTGAGCCGCGGCGTGTTCGCGGACGCGCTGGGCTGGAGCACGGAGCAGGTCAAGCGCACGCAAACGCTTATGAAACGGGAGTGGGAGTCCTTCGGCGAAAACGTCGAGTGTGATCTCGACCGGATCGGCCCCGACGTGTATGCGTTGCAATCCCTCGCGTTCAACAGCGCTCTGCAATCGGGGGATATCCTCACGATGCTCCCGATGGTCAAGAGGGCCGGTGGGGCCTTCGAGACCAAAATCCAATTGGTCGAGGCTGACCGCGTGAGTAATCCCACGATCCGGCTGGATACCGAGGAGCTGAAGGGCGGGGTGCGTCTTGATCCGTATGGTGCCCCGTACTCCTACTTTGTCCAAGAGTCCCATCCGGGCGATCTCTCCCGCTTTGCCTGGCGTGAGGTGCGGGCGTTCGGGCCGGTGAGTGGCCGCCGCAATGCGTGGCTGACGTATGATCGCGTCCGCCCTGGGCAAACCCGTGGCGTTCCCTATCTCGCCTCGTGCCTGGAGCAACTCAAGCAGGTCGAGCGCTACACCGACGCGGAACTGATGGCCGCGATTGTCGGCGGCAGTCTCACGGTGCTCCTCAAAACCCAAGGCGCCCAGGGATTCGCCCCTCCGGGGGTGCAGATGATCGCGAGCATGGGGCCTACGCAAACGCAGCAGGTCGTGAATTCCTACGCGCTCGACTACGGCGCGTTTGTCCCTCTGCAACCGGGAGAAGATGTCGAAATTGTTGATCCGAAACGCCCGAATACCGCCTTCGGCGACTTCATCAAGTCGATGGTCGAGCAAATTGGTGTGGGCCTGGGCATGCCGTTTGAGCTGCTCATTAAACATTTTACGGCCTCGTATTCGGCGAGCCGAGCGGCGATCAACGAATTTTGGAAATACGTGCGGTTCCGGCGCTGGCAGTTCGCGCAAATGTGGTTGTCGCCGATCTATGAGGCGATCATTACCGAGGCGATTCTCACGGATCGTCTCCGGTTGCCGGGATTTCTGGAGGACGTGCAGCTCCGGCACGCCTATCTCTCGGCGCTGTGGCTCGGTCCCGTGCCGGGGACGCTTAATCCGGTCCAAGAAGTCGCGGCGGCCGAGCGACGGATCGCGTCGGGCCTCAGTAGCATCGAGCGTGAAGCCGCGGAAATGCAAGGAGTGGACTGGGAAGAGGTGCACGAAGAACGCGTCGATGAGGTCGAGAAACGACGCGCCGCGGGTCTGGAAGCACCACTGTCCGTGCCGCCGGTACGCAGGAGCCCCACATGAGTACCGCGGACCAGCTCTTTCATCTCCCCCACGTCGCCACACGGCTGTTTGAACAGCCGTTAGCGATTGAGCGCAGCAAACTGCATGTGATTGCGTCCGTGCTCGCGCCCCGCCTCGGCGTGGTGCTGCATGGCCTGTCCACTGAGGCGCTCCCACAGGCCCGGACCGCGCCGCGATCCCCAGAGACGGACCGCCCGTATGCCGTGGTAAATGCGAAGGCCGTGATTCCCGTGTTTGGCACGCTGGTGCAACGGGCGGGATCGATGGAGGCGCTCAGCGGACTCACGAGCTATGAGTCACTCCGCACGGCACTGACCGCGTCGACGAACGATCCCACGGTCACGGAGTCCGTTTTGCACATTGATAGTGGCGGGGGCGAAGCCACGGGGCTCGTCGATTTCCTCGATTTCATCCAGACGATGGATACCCGCAAGCCCGTTACCGCCGTGACCGATGGGATGGCCGCCTCCGCCGCGTACGGCATTATGAGCGCGGCCTCACGCCGGCTCATTACCCAAGACGCGACCGTCGGCTCGATCGGGGTGCGGCTGCTCCACGTCGATCAGGTCAAATACAACGACGTGCAGGGCGTCACGGTGACCGAGTTTTTCGCCGGTGCGCGGAAAGTGGATTTCTCGCCTCACGAGGCGCTCACGGAGGAGAAACGCGCCGCGCTTCAGGCTCTCGTCGATGCGTTCTATGGCATTTTCACTGGCGCGGTTGCCCGGCATCTCGGCGTCACCCAACAATTTGTGAGAGATACCGAGGCCGGGTTGTTTGTCGGCCGGCACGCGATTGACCGGTCCCTCGCCCACGCCATCAGTACGCTCGATGCCGTCTTGGCGTCCCCAGCACCCGCGCGCACATCAGCGTCTGGGGCATCCCAGACAAGGAGATCTATTATTATGAGTGACATTGCCACCGTTGCCGATCTGGAGGCCACGTATCCCGCTCTTGTGGCGCAGATCCGCGCGGATGCGAGCGAGTCGGCCGCCACGGCCACCGCCGCCGCGCAGCAGGCCGAGCGGAGCCGGATCCGGGAGATCCTCGATCTCGCGCCGCTGGGGTGTGAGGCGCTCGCCGCGACGTGTTGTTTCACCACGCCGGTCTCGGCGAGCGACGCGGCCAAGCAATTTCTGGCCCATCAGAAAACTCTCGGCCCGGAACGACTGGCGCAGCTCCGCGCCGACGCGCCCGCGCCGGTCAGGCCGTCCGTGGAATCGGACGACCAGGAGGGGAAAGAAGCGCAGACCGCGTTGCGCGCCGCCGCGGCGCGCCGCAATCACGCGCAGCAGCAACGACAACTCTCGGTGGTCACGGGCCGCCGCGCGTAACTCCCACCCGAGTGCACCAGATAGGAGGTATGTATGTCCGTCACCGGTCAGCCCAGTGGCATTTTTCACACTGATTTCGTCTTTGACGCTTTGATTGCCAACGGCCCCGTGAAAACCGCGTCCGTCACGCTGGAGCGGAAAGTCGGCGCGGTCTCCACCGACTTCGTCCGCGGGCGGCTCTTACAAGTCGATGTCGACGGCAAGGGCCATATCCTCAGCTCCACCGAGACCACGGTGGCCCTCAATGCGACCGGCGAAGTCATTAAAAATAACTTGCTCGCCGCCTCGGGGGTGGCCCCGATCCCCTTCACGCTCGCGCATCCGCCCATTCCCGGGACGGTCCATCTCGCGACCACGGCGGATGGCTCCGCCACAATCCTCAAAGAGCTCGGGACCGACAACGGACACGGGGCCGGCAGCGGCGCCGGTGGGAATTTCACCATCGACTACGCGACGGGCCAGGGCGTGGCGTATCTCGCGACGGCCGCGACCGACACCAACGATTTGAAAGCCGGTTATACGTACCGGGGCGTGGACCCGGCCGATGCCGGAGAATCGCTGTCCGGACTGCCCACCCATATCTTGGCGGAAGACGTAGCCGCCGCGGTGATCGACGCGGCCGATGTGGTGGTCACGGCCTATGTGGCGGGCGAATTTCTCGCCACGGGCCTGGTGGGCTATTCCGCCGGGTATAAGCCCCATTTGCGGACCCTCGGTATTTTTGTCCGGTAGGGGTGCCGACACCCCACAGAGAGGAGTAAGAGACCATGCCAGTCAACGATGACTTATATCATACCCGCTATATGGTGGAGGCGCTGATGACGCTGACCCCGCCGTCGAGTTTTCTGCTGGATCGGTTTTTTCGCGGACCAGTAATCGAATCGCCCACGGACTCGATCCAAATTGATATCCAAAAACGTAAACGGAGACTGGCCCCGTTCGTGTCTCCGTTGTCCGCCGCGAAAGCCGAGCCGCGGGCGGGCTACGCGAGTGTCCTCTACACCCCGCCCTATGTGAAGCCGATGCGCGAGTCGTCGGCGGCCAATTATTTCATCCGCAACCCCGGCGAAAATCCGTATAGCGGCATATCCATCATGGATCGCGGCGCGGATCTCATGATCAAGGATTTCGCGGAAATGAACGAAGAGATCGATCGGACGGAGGCGTGGCTCGCCGCGCAACAACTCGCCGAGGGAGTGGTGACGATTGTCGGCGAGGGGGTCGGCGCGACGATCGATTTCCAACGGTCCGCGACGCATAACATCGCGTCGACGGCGCTGGCCGGCGGGGCGGGTTGGAACGGGGCAGGGGCAAAACCCCTGACCGACTTCCGGACGGCGAAGCTCCTGGCCCTCAAGGATTCGGGGTACGTCGTGAATACCGCCGTCTTCGGGACCACGGCGTGGGAGGATTTTATCGGCAACACGGAAGTGCAGAAGTATCTGAATCAGCTCCACTTGGTGCCTGGCACGGTCACGCCGACCAGCGCCATTGTGGGCGGGCAATATATGGGCACAATCGAGGGGGTCGATCTGATCGTGTATGTGGACTGGTATCTCAATGACGCGGGTGTCGAGCAACCCATGCTCCCGGAAGATTATGTGATCCTCGGCTCGACCGAGACCCGGGCGGAGCGCAGCTACGGGGCCATTCAAGAT